ATTTCTTCTAATGCAGGGTCAATGGGTTGAGGTTGTTGCGGTGGAGGTAATATTGCGTTAATATTTTTTACCCCAACCGCTTCATACATAGATCTGTACGCTTGGTACAAATCATGTATCTGAGGATTCGATTGCGCTAATTGTAATTCCATTTGCGCCATAGAAATTCTTTGTGTTTGAGAAAAAATGTTAGGATCAGCGACAGGAAGTATATCTACTCTTTCATCAAAATCTGCTGCTTTAACTTGTCTAGTAGCACCAGGAACATCATAAGGATATTCTGGAGGTAGATAAGTTTTAAATACTTCTGCTAGTAATTTAAATTCTTGTTTTAATCCAACATACAATCTTTTGTGAATAGCTGACATAACACGTGATCCACGTTCCAATAATGCAACTGTTGTACCTACCGCTGCTTGTTGGTTCATATCACCAACTTGTGCATCAGCAATACTCGCGAATCGTTGGCCCGCATTAACCACAACTCCCATTAATTGTAATAGTGTTGCATCAGGACCTTTAAAAGGTAATTGCATAAACTGATCACGTATATTTCCACCAGGTGCATCTACATCTCTAAACTCACCAGGTTGTAATGGTTGTGCATCGTCTCTAATTCTTATACCTCTAGTTTTAAAACCAGCTGGTAAATTTGCTAAAGTTCCTGCATCTAATAATTGTCTAAGAGCTGCTGTTGCAGTTCTAGTTAAACCACCTATCATATGAATTAAACCAAAACCATAAAAACCTGTACCTGGTAAAAATTTATATTGTACAAAGTATTTTATTTTTTTCATTAGTTGATCGTCTTCAGCATAGTTTCTTCTAATAGATAAAATTTTATTATTAGATTCTAATATAGTTACAATATATGGAAGTTTAATTCCTGTTGGTTCACCATCAGGTCCCATGTTTTCAAAACCTTCTAAATCTAAATCAACATGCATTTCTAAAAGACTAAATTGATCTTCATTACCATCTTTAGTAATTCCTTCTAGTTCTAATTCTTTTTCTTTAACTTGATTTTCTGTAACGGGTGGCTCACCAATTTCCATGTCTTTGTAAAAACCAGAAACTTGTTGTTTTCTAACTTCATTCTCGGACATTCTAATTACATGTACAATTGCTTCTGCATCTTCTAAAGAGTTTGCAGAATAAGGAACTATTAAATCATCTGCTTGTACAAATTTAGATACTGCTCTACCTAAAAGATCATCATAGTAAACTTTTTTAAAAGTAGAACCTGATAAAGGTAAATAGAAAAGCATTTGATCAAATTCTGGTTCATACTCAGTCATCTGATCCATGATTTGATAATTCATAAAATCTTTTACTCTGTGCGCTTGATCTTGTTTTTCATTTGACACATCGCCTAAAATTTGTGCACGAACTGGTCCGTCTGCGGGTAGTAATTCTTTATAAGCTTGAGCTTGAAATTGTGTAACAGCTTCTGCAAGAACTGGGTGATTAACACCGCTAGCACCTTTGAAAGGTTGAGTTCTTTTTTCATACTTAAATCCTAAAAGACTTAAACCTTCTCTGTAACTATCTTCCCACTCACCACGTGATTGTTTGTATTCTGTGTATTGATCAAAAAGAGTTGTACCTAATTCATCTAGGTATTGTTCATCCATAACCTCAGCTAAATTAGAAAAATGATTTTCAGTTTCTAATCCGGCTTTTGCATTAGGATCAAAATTAATTTCTGCTCCACCTTCTTCGTCCATTGTAATTTCAGCATTGTCAGAAGTTTCTAATTCTTCATTAGGAACTTCAACTTCTTGCTCTACAAAAGCTTCGTCTTTAACTACTTCATTGGATAATGTATCGTCTATTTCAGCCATATCTCTTTCCTGTTAATTAAATCACACCTCATTTGAACCAGTAGTTATACTGTATAATCCCGAAGGAATCAATGATATATCTTTTTTTTGTTTTTTCTCTTTTTCTTCTAAATATCCTAATCCACCCTTGTAAAAAGGACCCATGTAATTTTTTCTATTTAATTCTCGTGCAGCATCTATTTCTTGTCGTGTTGCTGGTATTTCCATATCATCTACCATTGTCATACTACCACGTTGAGCATTAAATTTTAAATCTGCTATATTTCTTAATCTTTGTTCTTTAGTTAAACTAGCTAATCCTTTATCTAAATTTTTATCTGCAAAAACAAAAGGATCATACAACCTATTGTCTTTAAATTTTAAATCATCTCCTCTTTCGCCTTTTAAAAAATCTGAAGCATATTTTGAAGCCCCGGCAATAACATTTGGAAGGTTAAGTGCATCTTGCACAAAACTTTGTCCTACAAATTTTGCTATCTGTGTTCCACTAGCTCCTTTACCAGAAGCTTCTGAAGCATCTAGTGCTGCAAAAATAGGATCTACAACTAAAGTTGCTTTTCCTAATCCTCTTAAAAGTGTTCTTCCTGAATTAGCTATTTGTCTAAGAGAATTTTTAACAGACTCTGGTATTTCTATACCCAGTAAACTTGGATCTATGTTTCCAACAATACTACTATACATTTTAGCAGAAGAGACTCCTGTTTTATTACTGTAGTCTTTTACATTTTTTAAATGAAACTCATCTCTTTCTAAAATTTTATTTAATAGTTTTTCACCTTCATCTATAACAGGTAGTTTTGTAGTTTTGCTAACACTTTTATCTTGTAAAAGTCCTCTTACATCTATTCCTAGTCTATCTATATCTGTACTAGTTTTTGTTGGTTTAGCACCTCGTATTTTTTTATTTTTTTTATCATAATAACTAACATCATTTTTTAAAAACCAAGATTCTAGTTTTTTAATTTTTTTCTTTTCTTTTGGATTTTTTTCTATCCAGTTTTCAACTGATCTTTTAACATTGTTGTTCATGTTTTGAGTTAAGATAGAATAGTTTCTAGGATACTCAATATCGGAACCACTTATTATTTTTTTTGTTTTTGGATCATATATAACTGTTTCTCTTCCTCTAATGTGGTCTCCTTGAATGACCGCCTTACCACCTATATATACTTTTCCATTTTTATTAACTATTCTAAATAAATCTTGATTTTTAATTTTATCTAAATCCATTCTTGTCATTTTTCCTTTTTCAGAATCAAATTTAGCTTCAATCATATTTCTAAGTTTTGGATGTTGTTTAATATATTTTCTTAAAGCCTTATAATCAGTTCCATTTTTTGAAATATCTTTTAATTTGTTATTCATGTTTTTAATTAACTTTTGTAAATTAGATAAATCTACAGCGTACCTTTGTTTTTTCCATTCAGGAGTTTTTTTAGACATTTGAGAAAACTTCTCTAGTTGTGAAGTTCCTACACCATCTTTTATATTAAATTTATAATCATTATTTAATTTAGCAATTTGAGGTTTAGTTGCTAAAACTCTAAAACTACTACCTACTCTTTTAATTTCAATTCCTGCATCTTTTAATCCTTTTAAAAATTCTCTTGAAGTTTTTATTCTAGATCTTGTTTCTATTGCTTTTCTACTTTGATCTAGTTCCGAAGGAACTTTTTTATTTGCATCATATATATGGCTTTTTACTGTAGCAGCAGATATTGGTAAATCTTTTGCAAAATCTTTAATAGTTTTTAAACCAAAATTAGGTTGAAAACTATTTTTAAAAAGAGTCATAAAATTAGTAAAAGATCCCGATGGTAGTCTTCTACCTTTAATTTTTTTACGAGCAGCTCCTATAGCAGAATGATCAGATACGATTCTTTTAAATTCTTTAAATATTTTTTCTTTAGGAGAGTTTTTAGTCAATCCTGCTTCTTTCATAGCTTGTTTTAAATTTTGATTGTTATCCATTGCTGAATCCATGTATTCTAAAAATCCTCTTTGATTTTTAACTGAATCCCAAGTAATAGTTTCTTTACCACCTTTTAGTAATCCTCGTTCTTGTAATTTTATTTTTCTAAATTGTACAGCATCAGAATATTTTGAAAAATTTTGTTCTATGTAACCAGGTTGACCTCTTCCACCAACCGTAACAGTATAAGTAAAATAATTTTTTAAAATACCATTTTTTGTTTTATATCTAGTTGCTTTTTGTTTAATTCCTGCACCAAGATCTTGACCTTTTTTAATATTGTTATCTGGATCAACTACTCCTGCCGTAGCGTAACCAACTCGTCCACCTGTTGAAAATAAACTTCCAAATATTTTTGTAAAGTTTGAAGACATAGATGCTTGTGCTTCTTCAGGACTCATATCTAAATTTATATCTCTTACTACCATTTGCATATCTTCCTCTTTCATACTAGGAAATTTATACATAAGATCATCAACTAAAGACTGTCGTAATTGTTGAAGTGGACTACCACCGCTGTCAAAATTTATACGTCCGCCGTCCGCGAATGTTTTTTTATATTTAACAAATAGTTCTGGTTCTCCGCTGTCAATGCCGTATTTACCATAACCACTAAAACCTTCACCACCTTTATTGAAACCTATGCCAACTTT